GTGATCGATGGTTTGACTCACCGCGTTGGCCGTTACCCCACTAAATCAGACGGTGGTGCGTCCTGGTACGGGATCATCATGGATACTAACCCGCCTGATGCGGATCACTGGTGGCATGAGCTGGCAGAGAAGAACCCTATCGGTGGGCGGTTCCCGTGGACATTTCACCGGCAACCGGGTGGCGTCCTGGAGGTGGGGGCCAAGGATCTACCGGAGAACCCGGAGGCAAATGGTTTTGTATTTTCCGGTGGCAAATGGTGGATGGTTAATCCGTCTGCTGAGAACAAGGCGCATCTGCCGGATGGCTACTATGAACAACTTCTAGGCGGAAAGAATGCTGATTGGATCAGGTGCTACGCGGAAGGTAAGTACACGTTTGTCCAGGAGGGCAGGCCGGTATGGCCGGAGTATGACGATGAGATGATGTCTGCGGATGTGCAGTATGATCCGCAATACCCTCTACAGATCGGCGTTGACTTTGGTTTGACCCCTGCCGCTATCTTTGGGCAGAGAACATCTGGTGGATCTTGGAAGATCCTGGATGAGCTGGTCACGTTTGACATGGGTCTTGAGCGGTTTGGGCAAGAGCTTCTAGGCAAGATCGCTGCAAGCTTTGACAAGGCGGAGGTGCAGATCTGGGGAGACCCTGCCGGTAACAAGCGAGATGAGATCTATGAAGTTACCGCTTTCGATCACTTGCAGTCCATTGGATTTCGCGCGCAACCGACAGACAGCAATGCTTTCAATGTAAGGCGTGAGGCTGCTGCGGCTCCTATGAACCGGCTGGTAAGTGGCAAACCTGGATTGCTCGTCAATAAGAAATGTTTGCGGCTGCGTAAATCTCTGAGCGGTGGGTATTTCTTCAAGCGTGTGTCTATGGGCGCTGGGCAAGATCGGTTTAAGGATGCGCCGGTGAAGAATGAGCACTCTCACTGCGGGGATGCGTTTGGGTATCTCATGCTCGGTGGCGGAGAACAGCGCAGATTGCGGCGCGGTACATACGGTGGAAGCTTTGCGGGTGGCCAAACATTCAGCGCAAACACTGATTTCGAGATCTTCTAATGGGAATGGTGCAGCTTCCTCAGTTCCGAATGAGCCAGGACGAGCACATTGTTCCCCTGCGTTATGAACATATTTCCAGATTGCGCCTTACTGACGATAGCATCGAATATATGAAACACATTCCCGGCTATCTGGATTACATATGGGATAATTCCGCTGATGGCTGGAGCTGGGCCGCGATTGGCAAGGGCAAGGTGATCGCTATCTTTGGCATCCGAATGATCTGGTCGGGACTTGCAGAGATGTGGATGGTTCCCGGCAAGGATCTTGATCGTCACGCGATATCGCTTGTGCGTGGAGCTAGGGCTGTAACCGATAGCGCTTTAAGTGATTATGGTGTCAGAAGGCTACAAATCTCGGTAAAAGTCGAAAATGATACCGCATTTAGGTTTGCCAAAGCACTGCATTTTGAGGTAGAAAGTGTTATGAGAATGTTTGGCCCAGAAGGGTCTGACTATTACATGATGGTGAGGTTTTAATATGTCTGGATTATTTGGTGGTGGTCGGCCGGCTCCAACTCAAGCACAGAGGGATGCTGAGGCAGCGCAGGCCCGTGCAGAGGAACGTGCTACCTCTCAGGAACGTACAGAAATGCAGGGTGCGCAGAGACGGCGTAGATTGCGCCGAACTGGGGGTATGCGTATGTTATTTTCCCCAGAGCGTCGTGAGGGTCCAGACCAGGTAACTAAACTCGGCGGGAACTGACAATGGCTAGTTTTGAACAGCAAGTTAAAATGGACTTTAACAGCGCCGTTAGGTCTGTTGGTCGAGCATTTTCAGGAGCCTCAAAGCCAAGGGGCGCTCCCATTGCGATGAAAAAAAGCACTGAGAGGAGCAGAAGGTCTGCTGCTTTATTGAAGGAAATGATGGCCCAGGATGATGGTCCTGGCTATTCTCGCGCACCTCGCGCCCCAACTGCTGCGCAGTTAGCTGCTGCAAAGCTGAAGGCCAAAAAAGAAAAAGGCCAAGCTCGACGCAAAAAGTATGAGGCTGCTCAGACTATGGCCAAGAAAATGAAGCTTATATTTGTAGATTAGGAAGGTTCAACATGACGAAAATAAAATCAGATCCCCGCATTCACCACAGAAACCGTCCAGAAGTTGAGCTAGTACGCGCTCGAAATGCCAAGGGTGGGTTTGTTGCTGACGATCCTAATACACCTGAGAATGAAGCTTGGGTAGAAAAGCCAAAGGCTAAAGCAAAAGCCAAGCCGAAAGCCAAGAAATAAGCTATGGTTAAGAAGGCTCATCAAAACCCAAAGGGCGGTCTTAATGAAGCTGGCCGTAAGCACTTTGAGCGTAAGGATGGGGGCAATCTAAAGGCTCCCGTCAAGACAGGGACCAATCCCCGGCGCGTTAGCTTTGCTGCTAGGTTCGCCGGGATGAAGGGTCCGATGAAGAATGAAAAGGGTGAACCCACCCGCAAGGCACTTGCTTTAAAAGCATGGGGTTTTGGATCTGTTGATGCGGCGCGCAACTTTGCCAATCGTCACAAAAAAGGATAAGTAAATGGCTCGGCTAAACGTAAGAGATTTAATGGAGCGTGAGGCCAAGGCCCAATCCCGCAAGGATCAATGGCGCTCTATCTATGAAGATTGCTATGAGTTCGCCCTTCCACAGCGCAATTTGTACGATGGCAACTATGAAGGCAACACAGCTGGTCAGCGCAAGATGGGGCGTGTGTTCGACTCCACAGCTATCTCTGCAACACAGCGCTTTGCTAACCGCATCCAGGCTGGCTTGTTCCCGCCTCAGAAACAATGGTGTCGTTTGGAAACTGGTAGCGGCATACCAGAAGCCCAGACGCCACAGGCACAGGCTGCACTTGACGCATACACAACTCGTATGTTTGAGGTTATGCGCCAGACTAACTTTGACCTAGCTATGGGTGAGTTCTTGTTAGATCTCTGCGTTGGTACTGCCGTTATGATGGTAACGCCAGGTGATGAGGCCACACCTATCCGCTTCACGCCAATCCCTCAGTACCTAGTTTCTATTGAGGAAGGGTCGTTCGGCAACGTGGATAACGTCTACCGCAAGATCCGTATGAAGGCCGAAGCGATACCACAAGAGTATCCAGACGCGCAGATCACGCCAGAATTGGCTGACGCCATAGAGCGGTCCCCGTCCAAAGAGATCGATCTGATGGATGCTGTGGTTTACGATTACGAGAAGGCTATTTATTGCTATCACGTTATCTGGCCTGCTAAACGGCAAGAGCTGGTATATCGCACCATGAAATCCTCACCATTTATTGTCGCTCGGTACATGAAGGTCGCCGGTGAGATTTATGGCCGTGGCCCATTGGTTACTGCTATTGCTGACATCAAGACACTCAATAAGACTGTCGAGCTGGTTCTGAAGAACGCATCCTTGTCTATCTCTGGCGTATATACTGCTGCTGATGATGGGGTTCTAAACCCACAGAACGTCAAGATCCAGCCTGGTGCAATCATTGGCGTTGCCCGGAATGGTGGCGCACAGGGTCCGTCTTTGTCTCCTCTGCCCCGTGCTGGTGACTTTAACACAAGCCAGATTGTAATGAACGATTTGCGCATGAACATTAAGAAGGTCTTGATGGACGATACCTTGCCGCCGGACAATATGTCGGCGCGGTCTGCCACTGAGATTGCTGAGAGATCCCGTGAGCTGGCGTCTAACCTTGGATCTGCCTTTGGACGTTTGATCGATGAGACTATGGTTCCGCTGGTATCGCGTATCCTCTATGTGATGGATCAGGCTGGTTACATCGACTTGCCGCTCAAGGTTAATGGCGTTGAGGTTAAGGTGACGCCGGTAGCTCCTTTGGCCCAGGCTCAGAAGCTTCAAGAGGTAAACGATATCGTGCAGTTTATGCAGATTGCCAACTCTCTAGGCCCACAGGGTCAGATGGCTCTGTCGATCCCAAGGATCACAGCATTTATTGCCGATAAGATGAACATCAAACAGGACTTGCTAACCACGCCGGAAGAGCAAGAAATGATGATGCAACAGATGCAGGCGCAAGCAATGGCCGAACAAGGGCCGCCGACTGCTGATGATGGTGGAGCAACAATGGAGGCTATGCAATGAGTTCACCCGATGGGTGGGAAGGTTTAACCCAAGCAACAAGTGAAGCACCAAGGGCTGCGGAAATAGATATTCTGTATGGCAAGGTCTTCAAAAGCACAGAGGGACAACGTGTCCTAAGTCACTTGCGCTCGATTACTATTGAGCAACCGTCTTGGATTCCTGGGGAAGATGCGAGTTTCGGCTATGTTAGGACAGGCATGGCTGAGATGGTTCGCATGATTGAGAAAAGAATAGAAAGGTCAAACAATGGCTGAAGCAATGGCAGAACAAATGGAAGCTGATGCTCCAATGATTAACGTAGCAGAACCGGATGCTCCACAAGAGGATGCGCCTGTTGCAGTACATGAAGAGCCTCAGGGAGAGCCTGTTGCCGCTAGTGAGGATGATGAAGCCCTAGAGCGGCCAGACTATTATCCAGAGAAGTTTTGGGATGAGGACGGTCCAGATGTTGAAAAGCTGGCAAAGAGTTATGCGGAGCTTGAGAAAAAGTTTAAAGCCGGAAAGCATAAGGCACCGGAAGAGTATGATGTATCTGCACTTGCGGATCAGGGTTTGGACTCTGACGATCCGACTGTCGCCGTATATCAGGATTGGGCTAAAGAAAACGGGATTAGCCAGGGCGCATTTGAGGATCTCGCAGGCCGTGTTCTTGCCTTGTCTAAG